TCGTGGACGAGGAGTTTGAGTTTCTCTCCATCATAGGAGTTATCACCCGTGTTTTTCCAATCGATCGTGGTATCAAGACCTGTGATCTCTTGAACCTTTTCATTCTTTTCAAGTTTCTTTCTGGTAAACTTTGACGCAGGGACTCTATACGCGAGCTCGGTCTTGGGTCTGTCCATACCGTCCTGGATCGGTTTGAAGAAGAAGGGATAATTAACCGATATTGGTACCACCTTATCTGTGAACATAGCTTTAGCATCGGGACCTGATTTGGACAATATCCCGTACCGTGAATCCGAGGAAATTGTAGCAAGGTTAACTGCCTCAGCTGAGGACATAAAAGAGAATCCCGACCTACGGTTTTTAAGATAGCACATTCCATAAGACCTGTAATCGGCCTTGCAAGCCTCCCAGAAAATGAAGAATAATCTATTTGCTTCCCTAAAGTCTGGTTTCCCAACGTCAATCTTGGACCACTGCAGGTACATAAAGTGAGTACCAGTAATGTAAGTATCCACATTCTTATTATAGAACCAAAAGCCCTCTTCTCTTCGAGTAAATTCTTTATCAATATAATCATACCATTTTTCTTTGAAGTCAATAGGATAGCTTTCCCAGTCGAATATAGTTTTTATCTTCTTTAACTCGTCTGGTATTGGAGTTCTCTCCCAAGAATTAGATTTAAACTTAGCAACGTCCTTAGGTTTAGGTAACGCTATTTTTAAATTCTGTATTTCGTATATCTCTCCTATCTCTCCTGTCTTGCTTATAACAACAACATCATGCTCTTTGTTATAGCCATACTCCCACTTCTTGTATCTATTATTTTTCTTAATAATATGTGGCTTGATGTAGTCATCTACAACTTTGTATAAAACTTGATTATACATTACTTAGATCTTCCTTCTGCAAAACCTTTAAAGTCTTTTTCTTTAGCTTCTCTGGTTTTTTCGTTTAATATAGACTCTTCTTCTTGAATACGTTGTAATATCTCAAAAGCATCGAATATAGCTAACTTTTTAGTAGCCGCTGCATTTTTTAATCTATCAGCCGTTATATCATCTCCAGAATCAACAATAGCTTCTTTAGCTACTTTTATCAATTCTTCAACTGCTACTTGCCCAGCTTGGATTATATTCTTCTTCGTCTTCTTTATATCCATACTCTAATAAAATATCATTTGATTTCATACAATACAAACGTTCTCCGTTTATATTAAACTCCCATTCAGATCCAGCTTTAAACGCAACTATATGTCCTGGAGTTATTCCTAGCTCTTCTAAGGAGCTATTACCTATTTTTAGTATACCAACATTGTTTATCTCTATATTGCTTGTTAGAAACTCTGTTTCTTTAATAGGCATTATAAAACAGCGATCATTAATGGAGTTCCATTTATTAGATCTTTTATATAAATAAACTTGATCAACACCAGCAAAATATAAGTTGTCTTTAAAATAAGATCTACTATTTGTCTGCTTACCTTGCATGTTATAAAATCTTCTAAATACATTCTGATGTAACACAACTATATCACCCTGCTTAACAGGCGTTGTGATAGCAATAGGAGTAGACACTACTTCAGCAAATCTATTTACAAACTTCCAGCTTTCTATTTTTGTGTTTAAAACTAGTTCTTTGCCTTCGATTTTTTTTGTGTTTGCGTATCTTTCACCTACTGGCTTAACGATAAAATCGTAGACGCTCCTCATTAGTATTTTAAATCATACTCGATTGATATAGCCATGTTAGAATTAAATTTCTTCCATGGCAATACCTCATCGTTCTTTTTTATGTATATGTTATATGATGAATCTTTATCTTCTAGTAATATGTGAGATATAGTATGTCCACCATAAACCTCTTGACCTACAGAATAATGCATAGCATCATTTTTATAATCAGCACCTACGCTAATTTTTCTTATGATGTTATCCATTTTACTCTTCTTTTTCAATTTTAGTGTATGTACCGTCTTCTAAATTTATATTGATAGAACCGTACTTTCCTTCTAGATCTTCTTTCATCTCTTCCATATCTTTATTTATGGTAGATATATTGTGCAGTAAACTATGCTTCTGCGTCTCTAGTACACCTATGTTAGTTAATATTTCGTTTATCTTCTTTTGTTGACCAACTACTTTTTCTAACTCTTCTTTAGTTATCTTATTACTCATTTGATTTAATTTAATTTTGCGTATTTTAATTTTTTATCGTTTCTAGTATAATATATTGTTTCATTAGCGTCGCCTTTGAAAACTCTTTTTAAAGTATTGTCATCTACTAGCGTATAGGTAGAAGTAACCTTATGCCCATTCAACTTGTTGTGTAGATTAGTAACTACATATTCTTTATTCTGATTAACGATATTTTCTAACAGAATTAGATCCTCTTCAAAACTTACATTATGTATCGTTTCTACTGTGTTGTTAAATTCGTTTACAGTTATTATACAGATATAACTTGTTCCTTCTGATTCCCACATGCCTTCTAATAATAACTTCTGTGGAACAGCGTTAGGAAACTCTACTGAATTATTAATAGCAATAGAGTTTTGAGCAGATGCAAATGTATTAAACATTAACATTGCTGCTAAGAATAGATATTTCATTTAATTTGATTTAATTTAATTTATTTATTTAATTGTATTTTTTTTGCTTTTTCCCAACTGCGCCCTACAAAATAAGCGCCATATACCGTCACTAATAGTGTTTGGAAAATAGGTATATATTCTTCGGCTATTTTAAATTCACCTACGTTACCATCAAAGAAAGCGCATATAGTAAATATAACTGTTAAGTATATAAGAACTAAAGGGCGTATATTTTTAGAAAGCATACTATCTGAAGCCATATCTGACTTCCATCTTTCAGTTACCTGCTGTTGGGCTTCACTGTCTGCTTTTTCTAATATTTCAACCATCAGCCTTTTAGCCTCTAGTTTTTCCTCTTTAGTTGTAGTTAGTTTATCGATAACGTCACCAACCTCTTTGATGACGTTACCGGTTAACCATTGCCAAATCTTTTTCATTTAGCTACCTTTGAAAGGGTTTTTGTAAGTTGTCATAGGCTTACCTAAAGCAGCTGCTCCTCGTTTCTGAGAATCAATAACATTTTGTACGTTCTTTTCAATCGTCTTGTTATCTCCACCCATGTATTTAGCAAACTCGTAATTTCCAGTGTCTTTACCTGTTTGATAATGTCTAGCATTATGTCTTGGGCTATTACCTTGGAAATTGCTAATATTGTTGTTTCCAAAAGTCATTTGTTGAGTAGCTTCTTCTTTAGATAAAGTACTGTACGGTTTTCCCTCGAAATTAAAAGAGCTCTTGCCAGCTTTTCTAGCAGCCGCGTAAGCCGATCCAAATCCACTAACTGGGTCTGTGTGACCAGGCTTATGTTTACCAGCTCCTTCATATTTAGGTGCACCGTTCATATACATACCAGCTCCATCATAATATTTTCCAGCGGAATCTCCGTGTGCCATACCGTGAGCAACTGCATCACCTCTTTTACTTGGTGATTTTCTTGCATCTCCAAACTTTTGACCATAACCCATTTTAGCTGAGCTATCTTCTATTTTGTCTAATTTCTTTGCAGGTACCGCGTAGCTTTCGCCTTTCATACCTTTTCCTTTTTTTGCCATAATAAATAATTGTTAATTGTTTTTTTATTTCTTTGCTTTTATTTCGTTAGCGTAAGCAGGTCCTTCCCATGGGCCAGTTCCATTAGCGAAATGTTCTTTTGAATATTTTTTGCCTCTATAGTAGATCTGTTTATCGTCCCAACTAAAACCATCGTATTTCATTTGATTTACGTGGGTTTGTTCGTGGGTGTGTGTTTCTGTTTTCATAGAAGGAGATAAATCTTCATCTATTATGATCACACCATTTTTTAAAGTTCTACCTACAGCTGGGTCACCAGACATATCTCTTTCATACACAGGCGTAACACTTGTGGCGTAAGGTGGTTTTATAGTAAACTTATTTTTTAAAGCCTTCATTTCTGTAAGGAAATTTCTTGTTAAACCACTCTTGCCTATTGTTACAACCACAATTAATATTAAGCCCGTCGGAGACAATATCAACAACGTGCTTAATACCTGTTTTGTGTGTGAAATTTGCTATGCTATCACCTAGCCCTTTAGATTTCATTTTTAACTTATACGAAGTTAACGTTTCTAATGTACATTTGGTCTCCGTTGTCGTCTTTACCTAAGAACACTTTAGCTTTTACTCCTCCAGGATTAGCTGTTAAAGCGTAATTAAATGCTTTAGTACCTAAGCCTGATGTCATTACTGGTGTTACAATAGCTCCACTAGGTGAGATTCCTAAGGTAGCTTCTACCTTGTCACCTGGTGTTCCAGCTGTTGTTAAGATTTCAATCTTATTGTCTGCTGATTGAATAACACCTACAATAGTTTCTCTGTTTACTAATACTTCTCCGTTTTCCCAATCGTTAGTCGCTCCGACTACTTCGAGTGCAATAAAGCTTGCTGCCATAATTTTTGTTTTTACTTATTAATTGATATTTGTTTTTGATTTATTACAGTTTTCTCTGTTTTTATTTTACGCAATATCTTTTACCTGGAGCATCTAATATTGATTGCTTTAGATGATCTGGTAAGTTTACTTGTTTTCCAACTAAAGCCTTAGCTGGTGCGTGATGTTGTTTGTTGTATTTCATATCTCCAGCCAACTTAGATATATGCTTTTCGTCAGCTGTCATATTAGCATCACTATGTCCATGATGAGCGTCGTAGTTAACATCTTCTTTTAGGTACTCAATATGAGCAGCATCATCTCTTTCTGCTGCGTCATAGTTATGTGCTGTAACTTTTGTACAACATCTAGCGTTGCCGCTGTACTTCCCGTAATGTCCGTCTTCGTGTATTGCCATTTTTTTATTTTTTAATCTGTGTCTAATGCAAGCAAGTTAGCGCCGTCAAATGATATAACTCTTTGTACTTTTATTTGACTTAAAACTTCAGTTACACTAAAACTAGTATTATTGATTAATGATATTGATTCTTCTTGACCAACTGGTATAAAATTTATACTATCTCCGTTGTCTAATTGAGCTAATAAACTGTAACCGTTATTACCTACTCTTGAAGTGCCTCCATTACCTCTGTAGACTCTAAAATCATAAGGAGCCGCTGCAGTAACACCTGTTGCTAAGGTTAATTCAGTATCACTATCAACAGATATTATTTGATGAATTTCTACTGGATCATCTCCTGCTACTGCTGTTATCTGTATAGAGTCTCCTGCTCTTACGTCTGAGGCAAGAAAGCCTGCTGAAATTGTAACGGTAAGTCCATTTGTAGTACTCTCACTCTTGTAAACAGCTCCTGGTTCTGGAATATTTAAAGCAGCGCTTGGTACAACACGAATTGCTTTTGTAAAGTCTGGCATAATTTATTTTTTTATTGTTTAATACTCTCTACCTTGTGCGCAAAGAACAGCGTTAAGTGGCTTGTATGGTACACCAGCATGATTTAATTTCATACCTGTTATACCTCTAGAATTTCCTTTTCCTTTTGGAAAATCATCCATGTTTAATGGCCCGTCCCATACAGCGCTCTCTCCAACTTGACCTGTTAATTCAGGTTTACCGATAATTGATTTACTTTTGTGATCCATATTATATCTTTTTGTTTTTTATCATTTTAGCAGCTCCAACTGCACTATTTCTTGCAAATTCACTTCCGAACATATCCATAGATGCTGCAGCGGGTCCTGGCATAGCCTCTTCTAAAGATCCAGCCGTTTTAATTTCAGGCGTTGTACCAGAAGTAACCGTAGCCATATCTTGAAAACCTTCACCACCTGTTTTTACACCAGCTGCATCAGTAACACTGTTAGCATCTCCACCACCCTCAAGAGCAGTAATTCTAGATTCAATACTATCAAGTCTACCGCTATCTCCACCAACAGCCGTTGTAGCACTGCCTACTGCCGCTGCGCTTCTAGCTCTCTTTCTAGCCTGCGCTCTACGTATGACTCTACTCATAAGGCCACCCATACTCGTTTTCTGGAAAAAGTCACTATTTAAACCTGATGCTCGTCTACCAGCCGCCATAGCTGCAGTTGTTACACTCATAATTATCTATTTTTATCTCTATTAACATTATACACAGATGTTTGCAATACTTTATCCATGTATGTTTTACCTTGCATTATAGAGTTCCTTCTCTCGCTAGTAGGTATGTCTTCACTACCAACCATTATTCTGTAAATTCTTTTTATAAGTTGTTTACCTTTAAAAGAAACTTTATATATATTATATTTTTGAGTAGTTCTATTTCTTTTTCTCCAAACAGTTATCCAGTCTTCTTGAATAAGTTTATTCCACCTTCTGTTGTTCCAACTAAAAGAGTAGCTACCCATTTTAAAATCATCGATTGTAAACATATCTATACAATCTAGATATATAAGTAATTCTATTTCAGCATCAGTTAAGTCGTTGTTTCTGCAAGCCCATTTACGTATAACACGGTAATGTTTTAGCAGATTAAGATCTTTTAAATCTCCTGCTTCTAGCCTTTTCATATTACAACGACAATGTCCTGAACTTTTATTACTTGTAATTTTTCTTTATCATGTTCTATATTATGACCTGCATGCTTGTCATAAAATATATGATCTTCCTTATTTATAAAAGAATGATCTCCTGGATCTACAACCTCTGCCTTAACATACCTAATATCGTCTCTATCACTTTCAGATAACAGCAAACCTCCTTTGGTTTTAGTTGTTTTCTTTTCTAATTTTTTTACCAATAAATAACTACCTACCGCTTTCATCAATTCTAATGTTATTAATTACACAATCAGTTGATAGTATCGTTGTTGCTACAGAAGCTGCGTTTTTTAAAGCGCTCTTAGTAACGAGCAAAGGATCTATAATACCAGCTTTAATCATATTTACCATTTTTCCTGTAACCACATTTACTCCTTCACCTTTCTTTTTAGGTTCATCAACCTCAAGTCCAGCGTTTTGTAAAATTGTTTTGTATGGTGCTTTAATTGCTTTTCTTAATATGTTTTCTCCAGATACTTTCTTATCTAATATCTTTGATGCATTTAATAAAGCGATACCACCTCCTGGTACTATACCTTCTTTTATCGCAGCTTTAGTAGCACATATAGCGTCTTCTACTCTATCTTGTTTTTCTTTTAATTCAATAGCTGAATTAGCACCAACTTTAACAACAGCGACCTTAGCGCTTAGTCTAGCAAGTCTTTGTTCTAATCCTACTCTAACATGTTCTTTATTATTCTCTAGCAACTTAGATCTTATTTGGTTTATTATTAATTCAACCTCCTCTGAATCTTTTTCAACTCTAATAATAGACTTGTCTTTTTCAGTTACAACTTTTACACATTGGCCTAGGTAATCAACCTCTATAGATCCTAAGTCATCACCAAGATCTTCGTTAACTATTGTAGCGTTTGTTAGTAATGCTAAGTCATCTAGTATTTCTTTACGTCTTAACCCGTAAGCTGGTGGATCTAAAACGTTTATCTTTATGTTACCTTTCATTTTATTCATAAGTAATGCAGATAACACATTTGCTTCTACCTCACCTATTATCAACAAAGGTTCTTTTGTTTTTATTACATGCTCTAACACTGGTTGTATCTGTCTTATTGAATCAACTTTAGAGTCTATAATTAAAACCAGTGGATTTTCTAGTTCAGCTGTACCTGAATCTTTATTTGTTATAAAATTAGGATTTAATAACCCTTTATTATATTCAACACCTTCTACTACTTCTACACTAGTTTCTCCTTCAGCTGAAGGTTCCATAACAACTAAACCTGCATCACCAACTTTCTTAAATGCATCCGCTATAATAGACCCTAGGGCTTTATCGTTGTTTGTTGATATAATAGCTATGTCATCTATCTTGTCTTTAACAGGGACAGATTGTTTTTCTAGCTCTTTTATTATTTTATCTACACCCTGTAGTATTTGTTCTTTAACAGCTCTAACATCCTTATTGTCGTGGTCATAAGCAGCGTTTATAATAGCATGTGCTAATATTGTAGCTGTTGTCGTTCCGTCACCGGCTTCTTTAACTGTTTTACGCGCTGCTTCTTTTAAAAGCGTAGCACCTATGTTTTCTACTGGGTCTCTAAGAAATATAGAGTCTGCGACTGTTACGCCGTCTTTTGTTATTAAAGGTTTGCCACTAGCGTCTTCTAGTATGACACATTTACCGCTAGCCCCAAGTGTGGAGCTAACAGCTTTTGTGAGTTTCTCTATTCCTTTAAATACTTGATCCCTAGCTTCGTCTCCGAAGTTAAGGCTTTTTACTATAGCATCTGCCATGATTTAATTTAATTTGATTTAATTATTATTTAAAGGTCTTTACTACCTTTGGTCCTTTCACGAACTCTAATTTTGCTGTGTAGTGTTCAATGCTACCGTCTATAGCAGCTTCAGCTGATTCTATAGTTTCTCTTCTAGTAACATCTATCCAACGTTCGCAACATGTATCTTTTTCTGGATCACAATTACAATCTGGATCTTTATATTCTGTTTGGTAAAATCCGTTTGGTAATTGAACAATCCTCCAGTTTCTTTTTTCTGATAAGTGTTTCCACCAATCTATCTGGTCTTGGGATAATTGATTTGGTTGACTAGACCATGTGTCAGTCTTATAGTATAATGTCATCGGTTTTGGTTTTAGTTAGACATTTGGTTATGCTCTCACCCGAGCAGGGTATGTGCTTATTATCACTTGGTTTTTTTTATTTTTACCTTTTATCTATGTTAGTCTTATTTTTACAACTCCTGCTGTGTGGTATAAACCACCAACCAGTATACCACCTGCTGCTGCCGCTGTGTCGTCTGGATAGTTTGAAGCTATGTTAACTGGTACAAAATTGTTTATAGACATGTCTACGTAATTCTTTGTAGCTGCATCTTGCGGAAACGTGGGGTCTAATAGATCCTTTATTGTACCAGCTGCATTCATGTCAATTTCACCTGCTACGCTCATTGGGGTGTTTATTTCAACACCCGTTGTTGTTACTTCAAAATAAGCAGGACCTCCAGGAGTTATAAATCTAGCAAAACCACCATTATTAACTTGCCATCTAGCTGCTGTTGTCTCACCACTTATATCTCCAACCTCCCACATTGGATCTATTATGGTGTAGCCATCTTCTGCCTGTATCCTAGCGAATTTATAACCATCGTTAAATTTGTATATAAAAGCTTTTGTATCAGTAAAGTTAGTTGGATCAGAATAATCAGAGGCGGTAAACAAGTTTAATTGGTAATATGAAGT